CTGCCCACTTACTCTGGTCCTGATACACTTCTTCTCTGAGTGTATTCATATCAGTTCCCTTAGGTATTTTGTGAGCAAGTGTCACCATCTGTAGTCCGCCTGAGTCAGCGTGTAACTGATGGATAGACTCTTTGAAGTTACTTAGGCGAGGGCCGAAGTTGTTTTCTGCCCATGCGTTGTATAGCAACGAAAAAGTATGCCCCGGTTGTTCATCAAAAAAATGATGGAATACTTTATTGACCAAAGCAATAAGTTTAGGGCGGTCTTGTAAAGATGGATTTGACAGCCTCATGTAGGAGGTGCCTGAGGCTACATATTCTAATTTCACGATTTCAATATCTCTATAATTAATTTGGCTTCAGCAATAGCGTCATGTAACGCATTGTGATTGACGCCTGTTTTCTGTAGTTTTTTACCCAACACATTTGCTAATGTACGTAGGCAGTAGATGTCCCAAAACTTCCATGGCAAGTGTTCACCGTAGACTTTATCCTTGTCGTACCCAATAGCATAATAAGCTGATTCTAAAATACTTATATCAAAGTTAGCACCGAAACCCCAGATAGGATTGCCTACTTCATAAAAGTCAGCAAACTTATGTAGTGCCTCAGTGAGAGGTACGGGGTCTTTCATCCAAGCATCCCGCGCCTCTTTACTTTGTTTTGTCCACCACTCAATAGTATTCTTATCAAAGTGTAGTCCCACATCTTTACAAGATTGAGGATCTACATTCACAAAAAACTCCTCAAGTATTCCTTCTTCAAGTGAGAATTTGACAGCACCAATAGACACGATACACCCATTGGCATGAGTGCTTAGTGTTTCAAGGTCTACTACAAATTGTGGTTGATTAGGTTTTATCATCTACAAGAGTATTCCTGTTGCAATTTAATGTTGTCAAAGAATTCTTTTTTAGTGTCAGGGTTATTGAAGAAACTACCTTTGAGTACCGTTGTCTGTGTCAAGCTACTGCCCGCCATGATACCACGGTTCTCACAACAACCGTGTGTTGCCTGAATGTAAACACCCAAGTTCTCACTGCCTGTTGCCTTTTCAATTTCTTCAGCAATGTCATTGCACAGTTCTTCTTGTAATGTGCCTCGTCTCGCACACCACTGAGCGATACGTGTATATTTAGACAGTCCAATAAGTTTTTCGGCAGCGATGATACCAATGTACGCTATACCACTAACAGGCTGATGGTGATGAGAACACATTGACTTCAACTCGCTACGTACAACAAGCATACCTTTGTAACCATCATCAATGTGATTAGGGAATGCTGTTGCATTAGGCATAGGATCGTAGCGACCAGCCATGAGTTCGTTCACATACATCTTAGCAAGTCGTAATGCTGTACCCTGTGAGTTAGGATCGTTTACACGATCAATAACTAAGGAGTCAAGTACACCTTCAAACTTTTCAGTCAGTTCATTAATGAGAGCAGATTTGTCACCCTCATATAAAGCGCCTGAAATATTATCAGATGCGTAATACCTCATGCCTGCTGACTTGAGGCGTTGTTTAATTACATCACTTATCATCTTTTATAATTCCTTCGTCCCAATTTCTCGCACAAGATTCTGCATAATAAAAACTCTTGCCGGGCAATTCTCTTGTTTCAATTAATTTTTCGTTCTCATACATTTCCACAACATAGTAAGTATCAGGCCCCTTTGACCCATTGCTGTTATACGGACGTTGACGAATAACACTCGATCTTCTTGTCACTACAAACTCTCCTTTGTAATTTCGTAAACAAGTTCTTTTTTAAACGTAATTTCATCTGTGACTAAATGTGCTTCAACATTTACATTGTTTCTAACTAATTTGTCTACAATATCCTTACCATATATTCTATAGTGTTCATGTTGATTGGGGTCTGGATAACCCCAATCCATTGTGTTTTGAAAAACTGCAGGTTGTGGGACCATTATAAACAATTTACCTTTCACTGTCAATACTCTATACAATTCATTTATAGCTTTAGAGTCGTTTTCAATATGTTCTAATATATGTACACACAAAATAACATCATAAGTATTGTCCGACCTGTCAATTTCTGTGAGATCTAAAGAATTTTTACCTTCATATATAGATTGTTCTACTTCACCAAATTTTTCATATAAGGCCTCAATTAGAGGCCCGTCATCACTAAGATGAAGTAATTTTTTGCCTGTAAAATCTATTTTAGATAATACTTGTACCAAGCATCTTTGCCTTGGTTTTATTTCTCCCACGGAAAATCCAACCATCTGCTATCATTATACAAATTTCCAGCAACGAAGTCAACCTCTATATCAGGCCTTTTGTTGTACATAACGGCCCACTTGGCTTTCGGGGCGTGTACTTTAATTTGTTCGTATGTTAGGCCAGAGTCAACAAGGTCGTCTACAATCAAAACATCTTCTGAGTTATGTGTTTGAATCATATTAGTCCATTGCACATTGTCATCTCTGGTTTGCCATACCACAGGAACAAACTTGGCATTGAGTTGATGAGAGATTAGTACACCTGGAATAAGTCCGCCTCTGGAAAGGCCAACAACAGTTTTAATTTTAGTTCCTTCAAAATTAATTTTGCCGACGATTGTTCGTACACAATCCTCAACCTCTCTCCATGTAATTTCAACAGTTGTCGGTTCCTCTACTGGACTACTGAAATGTTTTTTGCCTACTTGTGTCATAGTTCCTCCAACACACCGAGAATCTCAGCAGTTATAAACATCATACCTGCGCCTACTATATCACCTTTGATTAGTAGAATGCCTGCAATAATTCTAAAACCACTTTTGACTAATGAAATATAAAAATGTTTTCTGCTTACGTCTTTAGGTTCCAATTTGATTTCCATATACATAACAATGATTACGAGTAGCTACCTTGTAGCCTTTTTCCATAGCTACATTACATATAGCAGCTACATTTTCTTGCTCTTCTTTCGTGGCGCCTGCAGGCATGATCCATATGTCAGGCTTTTTCATTTCTGCTTGCTTAGCATACCGTGTTATTTGGTCAGCATAAAAATCTATTTCACGCCAAGCGTCTTTGCTACCATTACAAACAATCTTTATAATACCTGTACTTCTTGTACTTTCAATATATGACATAAAGTTGTCAACATCAAATGCTTGTTCTTCGCCTGCTGTATGCCACGTCTTAGGACTGATTGCCCAATGCCAACGAATACCCATGTCAGCCAAGTATATGTTAATAAAGTCTTGTAAGTCTTTGTTTAATTTTTTAGTACCATTAGTTTCTACTGTAATGATCTTAGGGACATTGCCACGAGCAAGAAACTGATTGACAATTGCTTTCATCTGTCGCTGTTGTAGCATAGGTTCGCCACCAGTAAACGCAAGCATATTTTCTTGTTTACTTAATGGGTGTGTGAATTTACCGTGTGGTAAAAGTGATTCAAGTTTATCACAGGCACCTTCGATTGTAGTATCGGTGGCCAAATGTTTGTATTCTTTTGACCATGTGTAAGATGAATCACAACCATACTCCCACACAGGAAGATCCTCTACTCGCTTGACATTAATCAAGTCAAACTCCTTGTATGGGAGTTTCCAAGTAGAGGGTTCAGTCGGTTGTTCTTGGCCGAAGCCGTTACATTCTAAGTTACAGCCGAAAAATCTAAGCCAGACAGTAGGAGTGCCTGCAAGTTCTGCTTCGCCTTGAAACGAATAAAACATTTCGGAATATCGAACCTTCATATACAATCCTCAATATAGATAAGACCAGTATATAGTATTTAGACGTCGTTGTCAAGCACTTCTTCATCTAATTTCACATCTTCTACATCATCTTCGGCCGGTTTATCAAAATATTTTGGCCTGCGTTTCGGCACGGCCGGACCGGTCTTTTTGAGTTCTTCTTTATCTCGAGCAGTTTGATCTAACTGTTCTTGTATCCAGTTTAAATATTCATAGTTGCCACTATCACCTTCGATCTCATCGAGTAGTTGTTGAAGGTCGATGCTTTGTAGATATCTGAGTTTAGTTTCAGATTGTTTGGCCTCTTTCTTTATTCTACGGATAAAACTATAATAAGTTATCTGTGTAAAATATGCGAAAGGGTTGTTTGATTTGTCAGGGTTGAAGCGGTCAGCATACCTTAGACAGTTTTCAATACCGTCAAGTATCATCTCGTCTCGGAAAGTATAATTTACAAAGTTGGACTTATAGGCCAAGTGGTTAGAAATTTTTACAAAACACTCACCCAAATAGTTTGTACACTGAGGTTTAGGGTCACCGGCTGCTTCAGCGACGGCAAGTTCGTCCTTCCAGTCCTTCATGGCTTGGAAAAACTTTTTGTTGTCAATGTAATGTGCTGTACTTTTACTCATATTAACACCATTATATAGTTAAAATTATTTATTGTCAAGCGCTAAATAATGCTTGACATCCATTCACTTGATTGTTATACTTGTGCTGTAGGCATTAAAGGATAGCTCTAATGAAATGTTTTATCCTTGTCCAACAACCCATCTAATACTTCTTTCATATATTCTGCTTCTTCTTTTGTATATTCTTCACTTTCTTCTTCGTTTATAAAAGCATTCCCGTCATATTCCAGCCCTCTACTGTAAACCGTATTTACCATTTCTTCATATGTTCTGATAAGTTTTTCATCTAACACATTTGAATACAGTACATTATAAGTGTCAATGACCACGTTATTCTCAGCAGTCATAATCAATAAAGGTCTTAATACCATTTGTTCTCCAACAATTTTACCATTGTTGTCGTGTATCGGCTTTGCAGATACCTCTAAAGGATTTGATATGAGAATATCCTCAGGAGTATACACAGCTTCTCCAACAATAATTGTATTGTTCAAAAGGCGTACTACCATATAATTATTCTGCATTTATTGGCACCCTTACAAGTTTGTAGTTGAATCCTTCTTCATTATATAATTTTATACGCTCAACCATGTGTAACAGCGTATAGTTTTTCTTTGACTTCCATTGCAAATCATCACCAATGTCAAACAAGTTACAAGAGACTTTGTTGTCTCCTTTTCTTAATCCTCTACCGATACTTTGTAAGTTTCGCACTCGACTTTTACTCGGTGAAGCAAAAACAATATTATGTAAGTTACGAATATTTATGCCTGTTGAAAATGTCCCGTATGACGCAATAATTATAGCGTCTGTTTCTTTCTCTGTGATTGCACGTATTTGTTCTCTTGTATCAGTATCAGTACCACCAAATACAAAAAACACTTTGCGCTCATCGCCGACCTTTTTCTCTATCATATCATACAGTATTTGCCCGTGCTTTTCTACATACTGAAACAACACAAGTGTATTGCCTTTTTGTGTGATAGACAAGTTACGTATAACAAGATTACGACTGTGATTAGATACAATCCAATCCATTTCTTCCTGATACGTCATACCTTTAACTGCCTTTCTGTCAGCGTCAGGGTAATCTAAAACCATAGCAACGACTTTTAGGTCTGCTACTTGATTAGTGTCCATCAATTTTTTTGTAGTAATAACTTTCTTTACTGTACCAAACACACCCTCTAACACGAGCTTGTGGGTCTTTGTCCCATCAAGTGTGCCTGTTGTGCCAATACGGTACGGTGTGTTTACGCACTTGTCTAATATGGTAGTAAGAGATTTTGCTTTGAATAGGTGAGCCTCGTCACCGTATACTACGTCAAACTGCTCGAACCAGGACTTAGGAAACTTGTAGATTGATTGCCAAGTAGAAATCGTTACGGGGTATTCGTTTGACTTTTCTTTGCCTCCGTAGATTCTATGACAGTTCTCAGAGACCTGCCAGGCATCTGCTGTTGCATAGTCTTGGAAGTCCCCATACATTTGCTCAACGAGGGAGGTTGTTGGCACAATGATGAGCTGCTTGCGATTAAGATGTTGATGATAGCGAAGAAGATTATAAATGATAAGAGACTTCCCAGATGCAGTGGGGGATAGTAAGAGTGTTCTCCCTTCGTTGATAGCATGTCTGACAGCCTCGATTTGATAGTCTCTGATTTCAATGTCTTTTCCGTTGCTTTGCAGTTTTAGTTTTTTAGCAAAGTTCTCAACGTACTGCGTTGATACAGGGTCGCCAATATCTTTTATCTCTGTTTCTAATTTGTACTCTAATGTGTCTGCAAATTCTTTTAGGTAAGGCAACAAGCCTACGTACAATTCTTGCCTGTACATATTATATAAACGTGCTTTGCCATCCCACATACGATTACGATACAGTGGCATAAACTTAGCACCGGGTACATCAAAGGTAAAAAAGTCATTGAGCTCTTGTGAAATTCCCGGCTCTGTTTGTATCCTTAGATATACTTCATTTTTCTTACTGACTTTTATCACATTAAACCATTAGTAAACTTGGTCCATTCCACGGCATTCTTAATATCCCAAGTTCTGCTGCTCAAGGATTTCATTACGAATTCACACTGATAAAGACAAGCACGTATATACTCTACTTTATCAACAATTTTTATTACATCTGGATCGCTATCTAAATACTCTTGCATCTCTTGCTTTAGAGGTTGGTTGCCTAAGTATTGTT